TGACTCAGCGGAGGCTACCGAAAAATTCGTCGATATTTACTCCGAGAAGGGCCGTATTCTCTGTTAAATTCCGTATACTGAAAGACGATTAACGGGGCGCATGACGGTTTTAGCTGACTGGCAGATTCAAGAACTGGCTCAAGAAGTCCAGATGATTGAACCGTTTGTTGATCATGTGGTCAGCGAAGAAGATGGCCGTCGGCTTCTCAGTTATGGTCTCAGTTCTTACGGTTACGACATCCGACTTTCGGCAAAGCAATGTCTGATTTTCGGCAAAGTACAGGCCGGTGACTGTGATCCAAAAGCTTTTGACCCTGACATCCTTAAACCTGCTGAACTGCAGGAGGATGAACGTGGTCAATACTTCTTGCTTCCTCCTTACGGCTATTGCCTAGGCGTAGCACAAGAACGGTTGAAGCTGCCTCGTGACGTGACGGTAGTCGCCGTTGGTAAATCGACTTACGCTCGGTCCGGAATCCTGGTCAACATCACGCCAGCTGAAAGCGGCTGGGAAGGTTACCTCACCTTGGAAATCAGTAACTGTACTGGTCTCTTCAACCGTATTTATGCAAACGAAGGCATCACCCAACTTCTCTTTTATCGCGGCGCCCCTTGCGAAGTGAGTTATCAGGATCGTAAAGGGAAATATCAGGACCAACCTCATAACGTCGTCTTCTCTCAAGTTTGATTAGACGAAAGGCTTGCCAAAGTTGAAATCTGGTTTACGGGCGTAGTTGGTACCACCGGCTCGCCCAATGGTGTCTCCCATGCTGGGAAGTTCAGTACCTTCGATTGTCGCTGGATTCCGTGGAGTTTTACCACGAATCGTCGGCTCATCAATACCAGCTCTTTGCTTATAGGCGCCAGCAGTTTTTGCAGCTCGCATGAACTTTGCAACGCGGGCTTGCTTGTCATTAACTGACTCAGCGGAACTCCGCTCTTCTTCGTCGACACGACGCATGTCGGTGTCGTAAGCCTGCTCCGGATTTAAGTCCGTAAGTTCGGCGCCTGAAGTACCAGGTAACCGCCGAGGATCTTCTTCAGGACTGAACAAATTTGCCATAGTATTATTGTAAAAGGAATAAATCAAAGCCTTAAATATCATGTATCACAAAGCTGCAGGCTTCTTAGATAGCTTTGTCCAAGATGAAGTTAAGAGCCGCTGTTTGACCGAGGAAGACTTTGGTCAGCCGCTCGCCAATGAAGAAAATGATGTACCCTTATACGATATGTATAACAGGGGTCTGGTGGCATGCGAACAGGGTCTGGAGCGCAATCCGTTGAACATCGAAGGAATGCAAAGGCCGGGGATGACGGGCTACATTCCGTCAATGGAAGAGGGAATGGCAATGGGAGCATCGCCTCGTCCCAAGGGAGTAGTTCTGGAGCTGGAAGCACCGACGGAGGAGATGAAGGAGGAATCCCTCAAACGTCGTGGTTTGCGCCGGTAGAAGACGACGAAATGATTAGCGACTGCCCGGGTGGTGTCTGCCCTGTGCCCTGGGCAGTAAAAGAAGAACCTCCTGTGATCCAGGAGGATGTCGTCAATCATCCGTCTCATTACACCGACGGCGGAATCGAATGCATTGAAGCAATCGAAGCCCAGCTAACCGCCGAAGAATACCGTGGATACTTGAAGGGTAATATTGCCAAGTATGTTTGGCGTGAGAAGCATAAAGGCGGGACAGAATCACTGAAGAAGGCACAGTGGTATCTCGGTCGTCTTATTGAACTAGGCGATTAGAAAGGCTGGAAATCGTCGTCTTCTTCGTCCTCGTCGTCGGCAATGCAGCTGGCGGCGAGTTCGACTAATTCCAGGTCGGTGGGAATATCGAAATCAATATCGATTTGTTCATCTGCCATCAGTGCCTTAACGGCGTGCCATTCCATCAGGCGCTGGTGGTACAGATTTAAAAGTGCAACGTAGAGCTGTTCCCAGGTCATCTCTTGGGCGCTCAGCTCAGCTTTACGCATCGAGAATTGCAGTTCTAATGGAAGTTCAAACTCCCTGGGTTCTACCGAACGTTCCATTCCACCCTGCATTCGTTTGATGTAATTATTCTAAGCCTAGCTACTAAAGTCAAAATCGAAAAGATCTTGGGGTACGGAGTCCCAGTCAGGGCTATTTATACGGAAACTATTGGCAAATTCACTGAGCACATAAGGACTGACGCGTTCTTCCAAGGTACGGATTGCACGTACTTGGTGTGCAGCAGCTGCGTAATTACGGAACGCCGTCAACAAAATCTCGGTAGAGGACCAGGGATTGGCATCAATTTCGGTCAAGAAAAGATCGATCTCTTCCCGGCGGCGATCCAGTAGTCCGCCAATGACCTGGTGCTCTGCATCGAAGATCCAGCGACCCATTTCCTCCGTGGCACCACAGAAGTCTTCTTGTTCAATCAGATCAACGACTTCGCTGTACAAGAAGGCATCCCAGCCAATCGAATGAATAAACGAAATTAAAGCCTGACGCATGTGACCGTCAAGACCTAGGTTCAGCTTGGTTAGTTCTGTATCAATAACGTGCACTTCATGGAACAAGTACTCCAGTGCTTTGCGTGTCGTACAGCGCTGTCCTTGCTTGACTGGAGCACCGTCTGGGTAGAACTGAGTGCCAAATCCTATGGTGAACGGCTCACCCCCGGTTACGTCATCGGGGTATGCCTTCTCATTGAATCCTTCGTATTTACGGATTAATGTAATCGCACACGAAAGATCAGCCATGGGGGTAACACTTATTACCCCCAATCATACATAATTATCTACCTTGTCCTCGAGTTTTCTTTCTGCCGTGATTTGGCTTTGAGTGCTTTCCTTGGCCTTGTTTTGTCTTTTTGGGAGGAGCTGACTGGAAAGTGGTTGTGCCTTTGCGCATTGGTCAAGTGCGTGACTTCACCACTTTACCTTGTGTGACCAGTACCGTGCAGAGAATTTATCCGGATTCGCATCTTGTGCGTCATGACGGGCGTAGTAAGACTTCTTGCGGGCTTTATCCTTTTCAGTTTTAGGGTTCTTACCAGCTCCTTCCACACCCTGCTGCCCAAAGCGAATCACCTTCTCTTTATCTCCCTCTTTGGCAAGAACCACATGACTCTTGGTGGGATGGCCAGGAGTACGCACAGGCTTGTTAGGAGTCAGACTTTCTTTTAACTCTTGACCTTTCTTGTATGATTTTGCTGCTCTAGCAGCTTTCTTATGTTTATCCGACATCAGAGACCTTTAAACATAGATGTAAATTCACCAAGGATCTTTTGTCCTGTCTTGGACTTGTAATCCTCGTCTTCATCATCTAAGTTTAAGCTGAAGAAACTTGATTCTTCGCTTGTTCCCTCGTCAGTGACAGGGGTGTCATCAAAGAAACTTTCAATGGTGCCAAGAGAGGCGAAGGGATCGCTCAGGTCAAGACCGTAAGCTTCCAGCGCATCCTCTGAGCCTGCTTTGGTGAGAAGGGTCTGTTCACTACGTTCCAGGTCAGGGAAGAAGTTTTCGTAGAACTCATCTTCTGTTCCTTGATATCCAGCGGTCTGGAATACTTTATAAAGCTCAGTATCCGCAACTGCCTGCTCATCTTTATAGTCCTCTGGCCTTTCGATGTAAGTAAGACCGAGGACCTCTTGGGTTGGGCGCTGGCGTTTCTCGTTAAGGAATTTGATTTCCTCTCGAATCTTCTGTGCAGAGCCAGTGCGAAGTGTTTCGACAATATATTCTTTCAGTTCTTCAACAGTTCCCTTGAAGTCAGTTAGGCCATAACGCTGGAGAACCTCGTCCCAGGTTGACTTATCGCTTGGGTCAAGACCCTTGAGCATCTCGTCAGCAAACTCTTCTGGCGTGATGAACTGACCAAAGACAGAACCTTGCTTAAGTGCCTCTTCCTTAAGTGCAGGCAGAATATTGTTGTAGATCTCATCTTGAACTTTCCCGGCGTTCAGAATGTCTTCTGCAGCGTCATAGCCCTGGCCCTGGCCCTTAACCTGGAAATGCATCCGGGCAAAAGCTGCCTTATCGTTCACGTCAATGCCAAAGCGATAAGCCTGTTGTGCCCAGTACTCATCACCGGCTTTAGCTGCTTCCCAGTCATCAGAAACGGTTTTTGCCTGGGTCGCATAATCAGATTCCCTTGCCTTGTCCCCGACAGGATTGAAGTAAAACTCTGAATCAAAATAACGTTCGCCAGTGTTTTTAATTTGATCCAGGTATTGCTGTGCCCTAAGGTCAGCCACAAGGCTGACGGCATTAACCATATCCTGAGTCTGGAACGGGTTTTGCTCTTCTTGCCTGATGTCGAGGTATTCGACGAACTCGTCCATCGAACGAGACGTGTTAAAGCGTGGGTTTAGGTACTCGTCAATAAACTGACGGGCAAAGTCTGCTTCAATTTTTATCGTGTCTTGCGCTTCTTCTGTCGTGTATCCAAGCTCTAACTCCTGTTCGTAGCGGGTTTTGAGTTCGTTATCAAACCACTGCTGCCAGTTATAGGTTGCGTTGTTACCGATGCCTGTGATTCCTTGCAGGCTTTTCTCCAGGGATTCTTCTGCCTTGCCTGCAGAGGTGAAGGAAAGAATACCGCCTACGCCTGTATCGCCAAGGATTGAGTTGCTCAACTGCTTGTTGATATCCATCACTTCACTGAAACCACTAAAACCAGTAAAGAGATCAAGCATCTCTTCCTTGGCTTTAGCCTGCTTCATTTCATCGATTGTCTCCTTGAGAACGTCTTGAGCTAAAGCGCCGAACTTTTTAACATCAACGGTTGCTTTTTCACCAACGGCCTGATTTAAAGCATCTTCTAATTCAGTGATACCGTAGCCAGCATTGATGTTGTAATTCATGCTGACTTGTTTGTCTTCCGGTCTATCGGATAGACGGAACAGCGTCACAAACTCATCTGGTTTATTGGCATCCAGAAAATATTCTTTGCCTAGTTGACGCCAATAGGGGTCGTCACGTTTTGCCTTTTCCCATTCAGCCGCGATTTCTGGAACGTTTAACAAACGTTCTGACTGTGTTTGGGTATTGACGCCAAGCTGTAAATCACGGACGTTTTGCAAGTCCTGATCCGTTGGCTTGGTTTCAACGTAAGCTTCTGAAGCCTGGAGAGCTTCTGGTGCATTGGCGCGGAATCCTGCAGCTTTTCCTTGATTGGTGTAATGCTGCAGGTAGTAGCCGGTCTCTCCGTAACGTTCGGTGATATCGATGTCATCATTGGCTACTGCAGCCTTCCATTCGTCTTTGACTTGGGGATAAGTTTTCTGGTAATACTTGGCATCAAACGCTCCATACAGAGGTTTTGCACCAAGGGCTGTGTCCCAGGTCTGCAGTTTTTCTGTACGGTAAAACGTCTTAAATTGATCTTCTAGATCAGTTTTGACTTCATCAGGAACATCTTTGATTGCACGAATAATGTCCCGTTGCGCAACGTAGTCGCCGCCATTGGTTGTATTTGCAGCTCCAAGCGTCGACTTGTACGCTTCATTTAACTGTGTATTTTTTGTATTTAATGCTCTATTTTCGTTATTAGTTCTGTTGTTTTGATCATTAACGAAACGGTTCCGGTTGTTGGTGGCAGTATCGTCAACATCTCTATAGTGAGTTTCTGTTCCTGTATCTGTACAGTGACCAAAGAACCACCGAGTACAAACCGTTACCTGGTAATATTCTCTTCTTTTTAAATTGGTAGGATTATCTGTTTTTAAATCTGTTTGATAATCCGTCTTCTCATACGAGACTTCCCACTTCTTCTTTGTGGAATCATAGTAAATTCCCATATCAAGCTACGCACCCAAAAGTGCTTGGACAGACGGTGGAGAAATCAATAAGCTCCTGGGTCATCCAGGATTGAATCTTATCCATCCTAGCTTGAGTAAAGAATTCTTGCTGCTGGTACCATTCTTCCATTTTTGCGCTTGCCTTGTTTGCGTTACACCTTCTACAGGCAGGAATTAAGTTGTTTCGGTTGCTGGAACCAGAACGAAATCTTGGGACTATGTGATCCAGGGATGTGGCGTTGTCGCCGCAGTAACCACACTTGCAGTCCCAGGCGTCGTATATGGATTGTCGATAACGTTTCTTTGCTAACTTCGGAGTTAATTCAATGAGCAGGGCGAGGGGATCCTGTTCACAATTGAACATACTCTTTAGTTGCCGTTAATTTATTTTAATTTGCCCACACATTTGACGACAAAAATAAAGAGATAAAAATTCCCTTAAATCTGTTGACTTTTCCTTGACCCCTAATACCGTATGTGAGTACGCACTACCTGCGCCATGACCAGAACCAGCGGATGGGTTCCCGTCCACAAGGCGGAACAACTCCTTGGTGTCGACCGCCAAACCCTCTTCAAGTACCGCGACAACGGCACTCTGAAGCTAGGACCCCACTTCGCAGCTTTTCCTGAGACCCGTTCCCGTGACAGCTATCGCTGGAATGTGAACGCCGTCAAGAAACAGCTGAAAAAGCTGGCGTCAGCTGCTTGACCTGACGGTAATGGTTCTTGCGTATGCGATGAGCTAACAGCAGATCAGTAACGTTCAACCGAATGTTCTGATAGGCCATTGCCTCATAGAGAGACGAGTAGAGGGACTTCCAGCAGCTCCGCAGTTCGCGGGGCTGTTTTTCTTTGAGGTCAAACAGGACTGCCCACTGCGGGTGCAAAGGCCGGATCGGACGCTTCCGACTTGCGATGCAAATGTTGGCGTCAGTGCCCCAGGAGAAATCCTGCAGTTCTTCTGGCTTGAGGCCGTACGTGGCGATCATGGCGTAAAGCCATCCCACGTCTCTTGTCTTTTTGTGCGAGATCAGCTGGAAGTACTCGTCAACGATCCGCTGATCTAAAGGCGGTTGATGAGTCATGGTTGAGATGCGTTGGACTGCCCGGACCATATCCAGGGCGGCGACCAGGTGATAGTAGCTTAAGGAATCCTTAACAAGTCTCGTGAGACTTAAGATAAGTATACCTTATTAAAAATTTGTTAAGCCTAGGAGGGGGTCACGCCACTGGAGAAGGCATACCATGCTAGGCCGATTGCCTCCATCGTCGAGACCTCTCCGCTTCCATAGGGGATGTTCACCACATCGCCAGCGTG